CCACCAGAGATAGAGATAGAGTTAGAGAAAGAGATAAAGATAGAGAAAGAGATAGATAGTAGTGCAAAAAGCACTACAACAAAACGCAAGCGCTTTGAAAAACCTACTCTATCTGAAATCAAACAGTACTGTACTGAAAGAAATAACAATGTAAACGCTGAACAATTTTATGACTACTACGAAAGCAATGGTTGGAAAGTAGGCAAAAATTCCATGAAAGATTGGAAAGCAGCGGTCAGAACATGGGAGCGTAGCGAATACAGAAAACCAACAACAACAAAGAAAACCAATACAGAACAAACATTAGATGCAATTTATAAAGTCATGAACGAGAGTGAGGTGGAATATGGCGAAAGCGGATGTAATGGAAGTAATTCTGTTATTACAGTCAACGATACCAAATTCTAAATTGTCAGAAGAAAACGTAAGAGCGTATGTATCGTTCTTATCAGACATAAACCCTGTTACGTTAAAGCAAGCGGTAGTCAATCTTGTACGAATTAATAAAATTAAGTTTTATCCATCAGTAGGTGAAATATTATCCGCTTGTGAAGAGATAAGTAATTATGTAAATGCATATGAAGAAATTCCTACTGCACAAGAAGCATGGGAAAAAGTTAGAAGATGCGGTAGTACATATAGTTTTGAGCATGGGTTAAAACATTTAGACGGAATAACTTTACAAGCAGCGAAAACAATTTGGTCATCGTTCAACCCTAGAATGGGTGATGATTATAACGAGGCAAGTTGTAGATCACAATTCATTAGATGCTACGAGCAACTAGCGGAACGTGAAACACACCGCCAACGAATGGCAAATTCGATTAAAGACAATCACTTGTTATTAAAGGCAAGAGAAAAAGCAGAACGTGAACGTGCATTACTAAATGCAGGTCAAAAGCAAATCGAAATGACCGCTACAGGTAACTTGGTAGAGGTAGCAAAAGAACCAGTTGATGTAACAGAAATAATCAACAAAAGTAAAATATCTGACAAAGGGAAAGAGTTATTGAAACAGGCAATAGGGGGATAGATGAAAGAAAGAGTGAAAGAGTTTGATGTCAGCGTGAAAGTATCGTTTGATGTTAGCTTTCAAGTGCTGGCAACTAGCGAGGCACAGGCAAGAGTGAAGATTGAAAACTTGCTTGAAATAATGAGAAATGAGGCAACAGTCGATTGCCATATCCATCCTAACTACGATGTGTTTGTTGATGAAGTAGATGCTGAATTAAATCAAATCAGTTATTGGTAAGAGGTGATGAGTTGTTAAGTAAAAAACGAAAGATGGTAATCACCATTGAGATACCTCTAAACGTGGAAACGCAAGAGGAGGCAACTCAACAGATGCAAATGATTATGAAAGCCGATGCAAAGACCTTTGAAAGTTTAGAGGAAATCATCAAAGTATACAAAGGCACAATGTGTATCGAGCAAAAAATTTAAGGAGAATTGAATGAATACAGTACAAATTTTAGGTAATTTAGCACGTGATCCAGAAGTCCGCTATACACAAAGTGGAAAAGCAGTTGCAACATTCACAGTTGCTGCATCTAACACATATATAGACAGTAACAATGAAACAAAAGAACAAACCGCTTTCATCAACTGTGTAGCATGGGGAAAGTTAGGCGAAAGCGTAGGCAATTTGAGAAAAGGCAATAGAGCGTTTGTAGAGGGTCGCTTACAAACACGTTCTTACGAAACACAAGATGGGCAAAAGAAATACGTAACAGAAGTTGTAGCAAACTTTGTTGGTACATCATTAATGAATGATGATGCTGGTGCATCTAACTTTGATAGTTTTGAAAACGCAAACCAAGATGAAAATATTCCATTCTAAACATGAGGAATGAAGTATGAGTTGTGTAAGCATATATGCAGTTAATGCAATAAGAAAATTATGCAAAGGTACTAAATATAAAGAAGTGGCTAGGCGTAAAAAGTTTAATGGCACATATGATGTAGTTTTTATAGCTGGTGATTATCTGTATATAGTCAATGTCGATGTAAGGAAGAAACGAACAAATACAGAGGTTTACTTTAATGAATATAGCGATAGTCAATCTTGGTAAGGGGTGAGTAACGATGCTAGTTAAAGACGAAACAAAATATTGTTGGTGTGAGAGTGAAGAAGCTGGCGAACCGCAAAATAGCATTAAAGAGGCTATCCAAGATTATTTGGAATACCAAAAAGATTTGTTTGGTGTATACGATGGTGATCATGGTTATTTTGGGGAATGTGATGTTGAGGTGGTAAGAGTTGGACATCCTTATTACTATGTGCCTGAAGTAGATGGTGAACGAGCGATTTGGAATGTGCTTGATTACAACTTAGATGATGAAATTGCAGAATATTCAGATGATTACATGAAAGATGTTAAAAACGAACACATGGACGAACTAAGCGAAGAACTAACAAAAGTATTCCAAGCATGGGAAAAACGTCATGGGTACGAAAACAAATCATGGGTAGTGCAAGAAACAAAAACCTATCGTATTGAAGATTATGCAAAGGAGTAAGTTTTGATAACAAATGAACATACTAGATGCGTGTTGTGGTTCTAAAATGTTTTGGTTCGATAGAGAGCATGAAGAAACTGTTTATATGGATAACCGCACATTAGACACAACGCTATGCGATGGTAGGAAGTTAATTGTAAAACCTGATGTAATAGCAGATTTTCGTGATATGCCTTTTGAAGATGAGAGTTTTCATCTTGTAGTGTTCGACCCACCGCATTTAGTAAAGGCTGGCGATAAATCATTCCTAGCATTGAAATATGGACGGCTAGAACAAACATGGCAAGAGGATATTAAACAAGGGCTATCAGAATGTTGGCGAGTACTAAAACCAAATGGAACGATGATATTTAAATGGAACGAAGAACAAATCACGTTACCAATGGTTAAAGGGTTACTTCCTAGAGAACCGATATTTGGCCAACGCAGAGGTAAGACTGTATGGCTAGTATTTTTTAAACAAGAGGATAAATAAAGATGGTTAGGTTATTAGTAGTGATGCATTGTGGAACAAAGATATACAAAACAAAAACATTTGAAAATAAGGTTGAATTTGAATGTTGTGTGGGAAATGTAGATTTGGGAAACACGAAACTGATTAGTTTTACAGATACATTCGGAACATTTGTTGTATTATCTCCGACTAATTGCGTTATCGAATGTGAAGATTGCAAGGAGTGAGTATTAATATTGAAAGCACCATGCAAAAACTGCCAATTCAGGGAAAGTGGATGTCATAGCAAATGTACATCCTATCAAGAGTTTAAAAGGCAGATTGAAGAACAAAGGGAGTGTTTAAGAGAGTGATTAGAACTAAGTGATTATGGGCGGTATATGTCGCAAAAGTTAAAACGATATCTAGGTGTTAATCGATATGGAAAGAGGTAAAGAATATGAATAAAATCATGTCCGCATTATTAGTGGTGGCTATGATAGCTGGTATTGCATGGAGTTTCGCATTTGGTGTTCCGATGTATATGGTATGGCAACAACAAAAAGCTGGTGAGGCTGAACTTGCTAGAGCCGAACAGAATAGACAAGTTGCGGTGTTAGAGGCTAAGGCAAAACTAGATAGTGCTGAAAGCCTAGCACAAGCAGAAGTTAAACGTGCAGAGGGTACTGCAAAAGCTAATCAAATTATCGGTCAATCGTTAAAAGGTAACGAGGCATACATCCATTGGTTATGGGTTGATACTTTGAAAGATAGCAAAGATCAAATCATTTACATTCCAACAGAGGCTGGTGTACCTATTACTGAAAGTTTCAGATTGAAAGAAAGTAAATAGTTAAGAGTGGTGAATAATGAAAATCGAGTTATTTAATGATAATTTCCAAAATTTCAAAAGGTATGGAATACCAAAGGCACAATTAGTTATTGCTGATATCCCATACAACTTAGGAAACAATGCATATGCCAGTAATCCTATGTGGTATGTAGATGGTGATAATAAGAACGGCGAAAGCAAAAAAGCTGGTAAAGCATTCTTCAATTCTGATTACAATTTCAACATTGCAGAGTACTTTCATTTTTGTAATCGCTTGTTAAAAAAAGAGCCTAAAGAACGAGGGCAAGCACCATGCATGATAGTATTTTGTAGCTATCAACAGCAACCAATGGTTATTGAATATGCAAAAAAACATGGGTTTAAAAATTACATTCCTATTACATTCAATAAAAATTATAGTGCGCAAGTCTTAAAGGCAAATATGCGTATTGTAGGCGCTACAGAATATGCATTGATTTTGTATCGTGAAAAACTTCCAAAGTTTAATAACAATAAAAAAATGATATTTGATCACTTTGAATGGAAACGAGATAACAAAAACTTAGTACCTAATATACATCCAACCCAAAAGCCTGTAAGTGTACTTAAACGATTGATTGAAATCTTTACTGACGAGGGCGATGTAATAATTGACCCAGTAGCTGGTAGCGGTAGCACATTAAGGGCAGCAATGGAATTGGGCAGAAGTGCATACGGTTTTGAAATCGATAGAAGAATGTATGCAAAAGCTAAAGAGGAAATGTTAAGTGATGTAAAAGTACAAACGAATTTAATGGAATTTGCAAAGTAGGGTGGTGATGATCGTTGCCAATTAACAGTAAGGAAAAAGGCAAGCGTGGCGAACGAATGTGGCGAGATGTGTGTAGGTCGTATGGGTTCGATAAAGTCCGAAGAACTGCACAATATTGCGGTAATACAGGCGATGCCAGCGACTGCATCGGACTTCCTAACATACATCAAGAAGTCAAATTCGTTGAAAATCTGAATGTACGTAAAGCATATGAGCAAGCGGAACACGATGCAAAAAAAAGTGGTGATATGCCTATAGTGGCTTGGAAAAAGAGTAACCAAAAGTGGCTTGTAGTCATGAGTGCAGATGATTGGTTTAGATTGTATAAGGAAAGTGAATGGAGTAACGAGAATGGCAGTTAATATGAGTGAGTTTGTGCCTGATAATAACCTAAATTGGTTAGCATTAGCAGCGTGTGTGTATGGAAATATAACGGCTGGTAGAGCGTTATGTTGTTTAGGTTTGAAAGGAACAAAACCACAGAAAACATATACACGTGTAAGTGATTTAGATGGAAATTCATTATTAAAAATGCATCAAGCTGGAATGTCATTAAATCAAATTAGTTTACGAGTTGGTGCAAATTACAAAACAATCAAACGTGCATTGATTAATAGTGGGGTGGAATTTTGAGAGAAAGCATGAAAGTAAAGTTAGTAAGTGAGTATGCACAACTACCAACAAGAGGTAGTAAAGATGCAGCTGGGTTAGATTTGTATTGTCCATTTCACATCAAAGTGCCTGCTGATAGTCAAAAGAAAATACCTTTGGGAATAGCGGTTGAAATTCCAAAAGGTCATATGGGGTTGTTAGTGCCAAGGAGTAGCATGAGCAAGACACCGCTAAGATGTGCAAATAGTATTGGTGTTATTGATGCTGACTATAGAGGTGAACTAAGCATTGTATATGAAAACGTATCTTGTAGTGATTACACAATATTTAGATGCGATCGCATCGCACAATTAATCATCGTACCAGTAGCAATGGTTGATGTAGTAGAGGTAGATGAACTAAGTAAAACAGAAAGAGGTACTGGCGGTTATGGCAGTACTGGGAAATAAAGAAAGGTAGATATGGGCGGAAAAATATCCGCCCTATCATAAGAGGTGAGTATGACGGCTTATAGCGGTTATGTTGAACATTCAGACTTTTACATCGCACCTCAAAGTTATCAAAATGCATTTGATTTCTTGTGCCAACTTGCGGTGGAAAGTGAAGAAGATGTGTTCTATATCGGTAAGGTAAGTGAAAACATAGATGATTTTGATTTGTATGATGTAGTTGAATTTAGATGGAATGAGGATAGAGGGGCGTGGGTGCAGTATGATCACAGATAAACAAGGTAGAGAGTGGTTACTTCAAAAGCTATATGATGATGGTTGGCGGTATATTGTGGCTGATAAATACGATAATATGTATCTAACAAATGAAAAGCCATCCATGTTTGATGATGTGAACGAAGTAAGAATAAGCAGTTGTAAAAAGTATATTGGTATAACTGGGGTTATGGCGGCGTTGCCAAAATTAAGTGCTAATGAGGTTTTTAGTATTGAAGAGGAATTAGGTATTGTTGATTGGTTAAAAGTAAAGGTTGATACACCTGTATTAGTTAGTAGTAATGGCATCAAATGGCATAAAAGATATTTGGCTAAAGTAGATTATTTAGATGTTTGGGTATGGGATAATGGTGCTACATCATGGAGCGTTGATAGTGATAAGGATGTAACTAATTGGACACATATAAAACTAGCAGAGGTATAAATACATGATGTTTAAAACCTTATTTGTAAGTGCCTTAGTATGTATAGTTACCACGTTATTGATAAATTTTGTTGATGTGAAGTTTGGAGTTAAAAGTGCAGTTATAGTAGGTTTGGTGGTAATTGCAATGTGTCTAGCGTTTATATTGGGGGTAAGTGTTTGGTAGAATATGACGAAAAGAAACTAATAGAAATGGCGGTTGAGTACCTACAACCTGTTAAATTAATTGATGTACAAATAGCATCTATCAAGGAAGAAATCAATCAACTAAGAGCGAACCTTACATCCATAGGTGCTATTGATTACTCAAAAGACAGAGTAACAGGCGGTGGAACTCCGCAAGGCTTAGAGGGTAGCGTAGCTAGATTTCTTGATACAGTAGCAGAACGTGATAAGCGTATTGATGAGTTATCAAAATTAAAATGCGATGCGATCACTAAGATAGATAGCCTAGATGAAAAGCTAGGGGCAATCATCTTGCGTTATGAGTTTGTACTCAACAATACAACAGAAGATGCTTATAAAATGATTGGGTGTTACTCAACTAAACAGGCGAAACGATACAAGCAAAAAGCATTATTGGAGTTTGGGCGAAAACTTGTCCAGTAATGTCCGCAAATGTCCGTGAATGTCCATATACCTATAGTTTGCTATTAGGTATAATATATATGTAGAAGTTGCCACTAAGCGACTACTACTCACTCTTTCCTTAGGACAAATCAAACACAACAACAAGCACGCCCAAATAAGAGCGTGCCTTTGTTGTATATGGGCGAAATGGAACGTATAGCGCTAACGGTCGCAGAGTAGCAGCGCAACCATAATTGATAGCTAAGGAAACAACACTATACTTTTTTCTAATTTCAATTTTGAAGTATGTGTTAAGACAAAATTTTATATGTAAATTTACTGCTAACTGATAAGGGTGGGTCGAATATCCTCACAATATATAGCTTATACATTATTAACCTTAAAGATATGAACCTGCCCTAATTGGTTATACACATTGAATACTGACAACTAGCAGCCTCCAAAAGAAACTTATTCATATTCTTGTTGTTACTTAACCTAACACGATTACGATCCATCAAATTGTTAGTTGTTGGTATTGAGTGTGTAATTGATTATTGAAAACTAGGTGTGTTTCTCTTTTCCAACTTTGTATTTTTCTTATTCATAGTTGAACCTCAGAAAATAGTATAAATTGTCATATCATCAACGCACCTAGTTTTGAGTGATTAATACAAAGAAACAGAATAAAATTATCACATAATGGGGTATATCCACGGAGATATACTCCAATTTTTGTATAAATCTATCATAAAGGGGAGATTATGACGGATGTTTTGTGTTGTAAAAAGAAATGCCTTAACAATAAGAATGGCATATGTACCGCAAAGACAATAGAATATGATGGCTTATGTCAAACATACATAACCTGTGGCGGTGCAAGTAAAGGTAATTATGGCTTATGTGTTAGATCACATGGAAAATTAAAAAGGAAAGGTGGCGAAGTGCTTAAATGATTAAAGCAATCAAACAATTCATTGAAGATAGAAAACTATTCAAACAAGCAGCCAAGGACTTAAATAATAAAGATTTACAAGCCAAGGCGAAATATGCTTACGAACATCGTGGCGATACAATGATTACACTCATCGATGGTTTAGCTATCTTATGTGCGGTACTAATCTTGATTGGTATTGTGTGGTGTTGGATGTGAATTACCAACCAACAATAAGAAAACTATTAACCGCATTACGGATGAATGGTAGGCGGTACGTTGTAGATACAAGACAATCATGGAGTAAATATGATAAGCCTTGTAAGGTATACATAGTCAGTCGAATGTACACGGAAGAGGAATATAAACTAACATTCCCTGAAAAGTACAAAAAGGGTAAGACCTTTAAACAAGGACAACTCTATAAAAAAGAAAGTGAGTATAGCAGCACCAAACAACATGAGGTGTTGCTATTTTTAGTTAGAACGTATAAAGGTGGTGAGTAACATTGACGAATATAGAAGAATTAGCACAAAAACTAACTAAGAAAGAACGCATATTCGCCGATGAATACGTTAAGACCACCAACGGAACACAAAGTGCAATTACTGCTGGATATTCAGAAAAGACGGCAAGAAGTAAAGGAAGTCAATTATTAACAAAAATAAACGTGCGCCAATATATAGATGCAATTATGAACGAACGTAGCAAAAATACGATTGCAACTGCTGATGAAGTGTTGGAGTACCTAACTAAGGTTATGAATGGCGAGGAGAAAGATGCGTTTGGTTTAGATGTGTCTGTAGCAGATAGAACTAAGGCAGCGGAATTATTGGGTAAACGGCATATGCTATTTACCGATAAGGTGAAACTTGATGCAGAAATAGAGATTGATATATCCGATAGGATGAAACAAGCAAGGGTGAAGTCCGATGAAGTACAACAAGGCACAACTGATTGATGCGTTGGGTTCGTTCACTCATGATCCATTAGGCTTTGTATATTTCGCATTCCCTTGGGGAGAAAAAGGAACACCTTTAGAGAACTTTGATGGTCCTGACGAATGGCAAGTAAAGACTTTTAAGAAAATAGGTGAAGAACTACGTAAGGGAAAGTCATTAGCTAAGGCAATACAGATAGCTGTTGCATCTGGTCATGGTATTGGGAAGTCCGCTTTTTCTTCATTATTGATATTGTTTGCTATTGCTACACATGAGAATACACGAGGTGTAGTTACCGCTAATACTGATACACAGTTAAAGTCTAAGACATGGGCGGAACTTAACAAGTGGTACAACCTATTCATAGGTAAGGAACTATTCACCTATACGGCTACGGCTTTATTTAGTGCTGATAAGCAATATGAAAAGACATGGCGTATAGATGCTATTCCGTGGAGCGAAAGCAACCCAGAGGCATTCGCAGGCTTGCACAATCAAGGTAACCGAATACTAATCATATTCGATGAAGCATCTGCAATATCAGATAAGATATGGGAAGTTACAGAGGGTGCTTTAACAGATAAGGAAACCGAGATTATATGGTGTGTGTTTGGTAACCCTACACGTAATAGTGGCAGGTTTAGAGAATGTTTTAGAAAACATCGTAACTATTGGACTACATATCAAATCGATAGTAGGACTGTTAAGATTTCAAACAAAGCTAAACTGCAAGAATGGGTAGACATTCATGGTGAGGATAGCGACTTTGTAAAGGTGCGTGTTAGAGGGTTATTCCCTAGTGCATCCGATACACAGTTTATTTCCGCATCAATCGTGGACGAGGCACAAAGGCGAATATATAAGCCTACTGACTTTATTAATCTACCAACAATCATTGGTGTTGACCCAGCGTGGACTGGTGGCGATACGTTAGAAATCGTAATGCGACAAGGCTATTCGATGAAGTGCTTGGCAACCATTGAAAAGAATGACGATGATATGCGTATGGCTAACCTCATTGCACAATTCGAAGATGAGTATAAAGCAGATGCGGTGTTCATTGACCAAGGGTACGGAACAGGGATATACAGTATCGGTAAATCAATGGGTAGACGATGGCGGTTAGTTGCCTTTGGTGGTAAAGCACCTAATGATATGTACCTCAACATGAGGGCGTATATGTGGGGTGAGATGAAAGACTGGCTAAAAGAGGGTGGTTCTATTCCACCTAATGACCAAGGGTTATATGACGATTTAACCAGCCCAGAAGCTATCATCGATAAGAATGGGCGAATACAACTTGAAAGCAAAAAGGATATGAAAGAACGAGGGTTACCATCTCCGAATAAAGGCGATGCATTAGCCTTGACCTTTGCGTTCAGGGTCAATAAAAAAGTGAATGTAGGGAGTAGGGTTCATGCGAATACAGAGTATGATCCATTTAAAAGATAAGGGGTGATTTAATGTGCATGAAGAATAAAATGCCTGACACACCAATGCCAGCACCAGCACCAACCGTACAAACAGATGATGCAACTACAATGACTGGTGAAGATTGGTATGCTAAAAAGCGTAAGGGCAAACGTGGTTATGAAAGCACTATTCTATCCACGGCAACAACTGGCACTAAGAACACATTAGGGGGTTAATGATGCAAGGAACTATCCTATCAACGCTTGCTAGACAACCGACAAATGCGATGCCTAAGAAACGTGATTACACGAAGATTAAGGCAAAGTTTAATGCTATGTTCAACAATCGTCAAAAGTACGTTCAGAAGTGGAAAGACATTAGAGATTATCAACTGCCTTTCCTAGGTGTATTTGACGATGAACAAGACCAATCGAAAGTCTACACCGACAAAATAAATAATGGTGTGGCTTGGGAAAGTTGCCAAATCTTTGCATCAGGTGTAATGAGTGGCATGACACCACCTAGCCGTAAATGGTTTAAGCTGACATTAGAGAATGCTGAATTAGCTGCTAATAGTAAGGTGGCGAAAGTATTAGATGATAGGGAACAAATAATGTACGCAGTATTTGCTAAGTCTAATTTCTACAATACAGTACATCAAACCTATATGGAGTTACCATTTGGACAAGCACCTATGTCAGTAATGCCTGATGCAAAAGTAGGTGTGCGATTTACATCTTATCCAATCGGTACATACGCATTAGAGTGTGGCAGTATTGGTGATGTAAATACATTTGGTCGCAAATATCGAATGACGGCTGATCAATTAGTGGAAGAGTTTGGATATGATGCTTGCCCTGATAAAGTTAAACGTGCGTTTGATGATGGCAAAGGCAATGCAAGTACATTTGTTGTATGTTGGTTGGTAATGCCTAACAAAGACCGCAACGGAAAGCTAGGCAATAAGAATATGCCTTATTCCTCTATCTACTGGGTAGAGGGTAGTAACACAGATGAAGTGTTAAGACATAGTGGTTTTGAAGAATGGGCAATACCAATCGCAAGACACACTACACATGATCTAAGCGGTTATGGGAAAGGGTGTGCATGGTTCGCACAATCAGATGCACAGATGTTACAACTCTTAGAAAAAGATTTAGTAACGGCTATCGAATTAGGTATTAAACCACCTATGAGTGCTACATCTGATGTAATCGGAAGTGTAAATCTATTCCCAGGCGGTGTAACGGAAGTTGATACAGGCGGTAAAGTTGAACCAATATTTAATGTAGGAATTGATGTTGCTAACGTACAAGCTAAGATACAGTTTGTATCTGAAAGTATAAAACGTGCCTATAGTGCTGATTTATTCTTGATGTTAGATAACCTAGATGCAGGACAAATGACTGCACGTGAGGTTATGGAACGCACACAAGAAAAGATGCAACAGTTAGGCCCTGTAGTTGAACGCTTACAAAGTGAGTTTTTAAACCCTATAATCGAGCGTACTTATGGCATCTTGGATAGGGCTGGAATATTTCCACCGATTGACGATGAAATAGCTGAAATGCTAAATGGCTTAGATGTAAAGATTGAATACATCTCACCATTAGCACAAGCACAGAAAATGTCTTCATTGGTAAATATTGAACAGTACTATGCTTTCATTATGTCATTAGCACAGGGGAATGCAAACATCGTTCAGAAGTTTAACTTTGAAGAGGCAGCTGACATTTATGGTGTAAATCTTGGTGTACCAGCTAAGGTTATTCGTTCTAATGATGAATACAAGGCACTCATGGAGGAACAAGCACAAGCACAACAAGAGCAAGAGGAACAAGCACAAGCATTACAAATAGCACAACTAGCACCTCAAATGGCTGGAGCAGCTAAACAAGCAACAGATGCAGCCAACGATGGCAACCCAGTAATGCAACAGTTAATGGGTATGGGGGTGTAGATGAAAACAAAACAAGAATATATTCGTGATCGTGATATCGATGCGCTTAACCACGTACTCAGTACTGAACTGGGTAGGTGGTTTTTTTGTAGGCTTTTAGACAATACGGACATTCTAAAGCGTTCGTTTACTGGCAATTCAGAAACCTTTTTCAACGAGGGCAAACGAAGTGTAGGTCTAAAGTATATGCAAATGCTTGGCGCTATCGGTGATGGTGTTGAGGGTGTACTTAAATACCACCAAGCACAACTGGAATATATCAATCAACAAAAACTATTTAAAGATTTAGAGGAAAAAGGTGAATGACTATGGCAGAAGATTTAACGCAAGGCACGAATGATAACACAACGAGTGCAGATAGTAGTACACCTACTACGGATACTAACACGAATACACAAGACACAATCTTAGGCGGTGGTGCTGACACAAGCAGCAACCAAGAACCATCTACAGAACCTACTGTATATGACTTTACACAAGCCTTTGATAGTGGCGAAGTAGACCAAACAATCGCAGCTGACTTTTCTAGGTTACTCAATAGTGTAGGTGCTACACAAGACCAAGCAGTCGAGATGGCTAAGTTTGGTAATAAGTACGCTACTGACCTTGTAACTGCTTATGAAGAAAAAAAGCAAGAGGCATTGGATGAACAATACAAAGGCTATGCAGAACAAACCAAAGAGGTATTAGGGAATAAATACGATGAAACTGTTGGTAAAGCAGCCGCAGGTGTAGAAGTTGTAGAAAAGGCAATTCCTAATATCCGTGAGTTACTAGCTGAAAATGGCTTAGGTAATCGTGTAGAAATTATCCAACTATTTGCACAGATTGCTGGTATGGCTGGTGAGGATAATAACGCTGGTGGCGGTCAACCAACTGGCGGTACTCAATCAGAAGATGCAATCAGACGCAATTTATATCCGAGCATGTTTGAATAAAGGAGAACAATAAACTATGGCGACAATCGGAACACAAAACCTTACTTTACTTGATTTGCAAAAGCGTATGGATCCTAATGGTAAAATCGCACAAATCATCGAACAATTAAATCAAACCAATGAGATTATTCAGGATATGACCATGGTTGAATGTAATGATGGTACATCTAATAAAACAACTGTACGTACTGGCTTACCTGAAGCTACATGGCGCATGCTTTATGGCGGTGTACAACCTAGCAAATCTACTACAAAACAAATCACAGATACTTGCGGTATGTTAGAGGCTTACTCTGAAGTAGATGCTAAGTTGGTTAAATTGTCTAATGACCCTGTAGCGTTCCGTGCTACAGAAGATGCTGCATTCGTTGAGGCTATGGGTCAAGAAATCGCACGTACTATTTTCTATGGTGATGAAACTACACCTGAAAAATTTGTTGGTTTATCCGCACGTTTCAATACATTAGACCCTAAGAAAGCTGATAGCGCTAAAAACATTATCGATGCTGGTGGTACTGCAAACCTTGCATCTATGTGGCTTGTAGGCTGGGGTCCTCTTACTGTACATGGTATTTATCCACGTGGTACAGAGGCTGGCTTGCAACAAGAAGATAAAGGCAAAACAACAATTACTAAACCTGATGGCTCTTTATTCGAGGCATATCGTACTCACTTTGAACAAAACATCGGTTTGTGCGTTCGTGATTGGCGCTATGTAGTACGTATCGCTAATATCGATATGAAAGCTATTAAAGAAGATATTTCCGCAGGTCCTAACTTGATTAACTTGATGATCCGTGCAGAAGAACGAATGCAATCTCTTACAGGCTGCCGTCCAGTATGGTACATGAACCAAGAATTGCGTACATTCTTACGTTTACAAAAGAACAAAGTACATGGTTCTACAATCACAGAAGATATGGAAATGGGTAAAATGGTTACACGTGCTAATGGCATTCCAGTACGTAAAATTGATGCTTTGCTTTCCACAGAAGCACGAGTTACTGCTTAATTAATAGGGGGATAAACATATATGATTATTGATACTCAAAATACTTTCTTTTGGAAAAAAGATATTACAACAAACACTAACTCCGATGTAATTATGAGTGGTACAGGCGATGCAGACCCTAACTTATTCCTTGTAATTCGCATCGACAAAACAGTTACTGGTACTCCATTGTTTAATGTGTATACATCTGATACAGATAACATGGCTAATGCGGTATTGTTGCATGGCATTACAATGGTAGCGAATGCACCAGCTGGCACAGAATACAAAGTACGTTTGGCTAATGGCGGTAAGAAATATATCCGCATCAATGCCAATAATATGACTGGCGGTACTATCTCCGCATTCTTAACAAGTGGCATTAACATTAAATAAGGTGGCTAATATGGAATACGTTGCAAAAGTAACCCTTTATCACAATACAAAGGGTTTAATTGAAGAGGGAACAACAGTTGAATTTACAAAAGAAGAAGTAGCTGAATACGATAAAGACTACTTCAAAGATTTGTTTGAAACTGTTGGTGCAGAAGAAGTCGCAGAAGTAGAACCTACAGAAGAAACTGTAGAAACTACACCAAAGAAACGTGGTAAAAAAGCGGAAGAAACTGCTGAATAATTGAACGAGGGGTGCTTATGCATCCCTCTTTTTTTATAGAAAGGTGGAAATATGACACCTACTGATATTTGCAATCAAGCGTTATCGCTTATAAATGCAGGTCGAATACGTTCCATGACGGAAGAAACAGAACCTGCTAGACAATGCAGATTACATTATGATCTAACACGGCAAGTATTGTTAGAACAGTTTGAATGGAATTTTGCACGTAAGCGTGAACGAGCGGTATTGTCAGAACACAAGATTGATGGTTGGGGTTATGTATATGCGTACCCTGAAAAGTGTGTTCGTATACTTGCGGTCATTCCACAGGGTGAACGATACCGAGCAGAAAAGCAACGAGAATATGATGTTTACTTAACAGATAACAATACAAAGTACATCGTATCTGATGTACCACTCATGCACATTGATTATGTGTACGATGTAACCGATGCAGATGTAATGAACCCTATATTCGTTAAAGCGTTAGTGTGTAAGATGGCATCTGACCTAGCTATGCCATTGACTGGTAATAGTGGTTTGTTTGACCAAGCGTACAAGCTATATCAAGCAGCATTACAAGAGGCAAAATCTATGAGTGCGAAAGAACGTAGACTTAATATGCCTTATGTGTCTAATTATCTGAAAGCAAGGAGTTGGTGATATGCAACCTATGTATATCGGACAAGTCGCATTTACTACTGGTGAAGTATCGCCAGATGTATCGAGTCGATTTGACTTAGAACAATATAAAAGTGCATTATTGCTTGCTGAAAATGCGGTAATTAGACCTTATGGAGCGGTGGCACGTAGGCAAGGTTCACAGTTTATCGGATATGCTAAACACCATGATAAGCCTGTTAGATTGTTTGAGTTTACCACGAATAAAAATCAATCATTCATGCTTGAATTTGGTGAAAGATATGTTAGGGTATGGCGAAATGGTGTATATACGAATGTTGAAGTAGAAACACCATTTGAGGCGGACATTGTAGGCGAATTAAACTGCATCCAAAGTGGCGATGTAATGTTTATTTGTAGTGGCAAGTACCCTATTCAAACGCTATCACGATATAGTGATACTGACTGGCGATTGGATGCATACAAGCTAACCGAGCAACCTTACGAGGATATTAATACAGATAATAGTCATACATTGACTGTTAGTGGTGATACGATCACATCAACTAAAGACATATTCACACAAGATATGGTAGGTAGTGTAATTCAAATTGCCTACTACGTTGAGGCGGTACACACTAAGTCCGCTGGCGAAGTTGTAGAGAAAAAAGTAAGACATGGTATCGTTAGCGCACCAACTATCGAAAAGACATACAACAATATCAATTACAATGTTGGAGCATTCAGTACAGATACAGAGCTATCATGGAAATTCACAACGCATGGTACATGGGAAGGTACAGTCAAGTTACAGATTTCTAACAACGATGGTCAAACATGGAAAGATTACAGAACGTACACATCTAAGAATGACTACAACGTAACTGATACAGGTAAGATAGAGGCTGGTGCAAGGCTTAAATATGTATCGGATATTAAGGGCGGTTCTGTAAATTGCGACTTATCCATCCTACCATTTACTCAATATGGTATCGTTGAGATTAAAAGTGTAACCGATGCTAAGAATGCAAAAGTTAATATTCTGAATGGCATTAAAGAGGGTGAGCCTAGTTACCAATGGAAGTTGGGGAGTTGGAATAAAGGTAGAGGTTATCCGAAACTTTGTACATTCTATCAAGACCGATTTGTAGTGGCTGCTACTGATAGCAAGCCTAACTTTATATGGTTTAGCCGTACTGGTGATTACCCTAACTTTGGTGTTGAAAAAGTAGGCGGTACTATCACAGATGATAGCGCAATTACATTACCAGTAATCAACCGCAAAATGTATGAGATTAGGCATCTAGTACCAGCTAATGACTTAATCGTTTTAACAAGTGGTAATGAATGGATAGTCGATGGGAGCAAGACTATTACACCTACTAACTGTTACCTTAAAACACAAACACAACGTGGTGCATTGAAATGTGAACCACAGTTTATCGGTAACAGATGTGTATTCGTTCAAGAGCGTGGCGGTACTGTTCGTGATATGGGTTACTCTTACGAAAGCGACAACTACACAGGGCAAGACCTTACATTGTTTGTTAAAACGTTGGTTAAAGGTCATGTAGCGGTAACAAGTGCATATGCACAAGACCCAGACTCTATCATCTACTATGTAAGAGATGATGGACAACTTAACTGTTTAACCTATATACCAGAACAAAAGGTGTATGGGTGGTCGCATTTTGTAACGAATGGTAAGTATCGATATGTGGAAAGTGTGGCAGAGGGTGAACAAGACACAATCTATTTTGTAGTAGATCGTGTGATTAATAATAAAAATGTGAAATGTATTGAACGTAGTATTCCATTGTACACAGAAGATAACTCCGATGTGTTCCTAGATTGCTATGTTAAAGTGGCTAATTCTATTAAGACTGATTACATCAACGCACCTCATCTAGTAGGACAAATGGTAGACATAGTAGTTGATGGACAACAAATGCCATCTAGGGAAGTACCACCTACTGGGGTTATTAAATTAGATGGTAAAGCGAATGTAATTACTGTTGGTTTGCCTTATACTACTAAAATCAAAATACCTAGCGTAGAGCAACAAATTAATGATGGAACACTACAATGCAGATTGGTAACTATATCACGAGTTGCGTTGCGGTTATATCGTTCATATGGCGGTAGTGTTGGTAGAACATTTGATGATGTAGACGATTTGATTTTAAAACCTAAAACGCTATTTACTGGCGATACTGTAATAGTGTTACCAAAGATAGCAACTAGCGTTAATACAAATACAGAAATTTGCATAAAGCACTCAAAACCTTTCCCATTTAACCTGTTAGCGGTTACAAGAGAGGTAGAAATTGGTGGTGGTTTCCCAAATGTTCATGGAATGTAAAATTAGCCGTTCTAAGCACGTTTCGTTAATTCGTGAGTTATATATCAACTTACGTTCGGTAGATGCCTTAGAGGTTAAATATATCAATCGAAAAAATTCAAACTACGGCGAAAATGACTTTGTAAACGATATTCTTGGGGAAGATTATCAAAGTCGCATTGTTATTGATAATGACAAGCCATTGTGTGTGTATGGTGTATCAAACACATCAATAAATGGGATGCATTGTATTTACTTTTTGGGGAGTAAAGATTTTGAACGTAGTTTAACACTACAAAAACAATTTTTGAGAGTTAGTAGAAATATCATTGGGGAATGGCTACAAACTAGGGAATGTTTGTTTAATTACATACACAAAGAAAATCACCGCACCATTAGATGGCTAAAGTCTTTAGGTGCGGTTATTCATTACGATATTAACGATGGGAATATGGTTTTATTCACATTGAGAAAGGGGGATGCGAATGTGTAACCCTATTGCATTAACTGCAGCGAGCATGGTTGGTACGTTGTTTACACAACACCAACAAGGTAAGGCACAAGCTGCAATGTACAATCAACAGGCAAGGGTGGCAGAGGCTAACGCACGTATTAGTGATCGCAAGCAAGAACAAATAGCTGACCAAGCCTTGCAAGAGCGAGATAAAATGTCCGATAAGATGCGACTTATCCAAGGACAGAACGTAGCAGAAACTGGTGCTGGCGGCTTAACTATGAGTGGCACACCATTACAGTTAATGGCTAGTAGCTATGATGAATACAACAAAGACATTCAGAATTGGGAAACTAGCAAGAATAATAGTATCTACAATGAATATCTTAATGGTATGAATTATAGGAATGAGGCAAGCACCGCACGTGCAGCAGCAAGCAATGCTAAATCACAAGCTAGAATGGCAATGCTAGGAACAATATTGAGTGGTGCATCTAGTATCTATGGCTTGAAAAGTCAGTACGCAAGTAAGAGCGTAGGTAGTGGTAATAATTATTACAAACCGCCTAGTGATGCACTAGAGGCTGCTGGTATGCCTAAGATGAAATTCGTAACCAAAGGTACTATTAGAAATAATAGGTGGGGTATCTAATGAAGTTAATAGGCTATGATAGTAACCAACGCTTAAACACAATTAATGGTAGTGTACAAGCTAACGTAAATGAAATGGCTTATGGTGGTAACACAAGTGGCTTAAATGCTATGACCAAAGCATTGCAAGATGCGACTAACACATGGATAGAAATCGACAAACGAAAAGATTATATCGATGTAACCAATGCCATCAACGAATTTAATAATAGCACTAACAAATTACTTAACGATGATAAAGATGGGTTGATGATTCGTAAAGGTATGAATGCTCAATCTATATTGCCTGACTATAACGCTGGTGTGGAAAAAATACAAAGTGATATATTAGATAAATATAAATTCAGAACAAATGATGCAATCAATGCATTTAAAAAAGCAGTCGAAACATCTAAAACAACTGATTACAATAACATCTCTAAATACTCACGAGGTCAATATGAAACGGCATTAAGTATAGCTACACAAAATCAAATTACAAACCTTAGAGATTCGGCTATTCGTTCTGACAATATGACAGACCAAATAAAAACGATTTCTTTAATGGGAGATTTGTATCGTTCCACAGGTAAAGAGTTAGGGTTAGATGATGAACAGATTAACGAAAAAATTCGTGAGAATACAGACCAAACTGGTAAAAGTTTACTTGATAGATCCGTGGCAGAAAATGATTCAACGAAAGTTGAAAATTTACTAACTTCATTAAGTGGTGTTGTTAGTGAAGATGTATTGACACCATATAAAAAAATGTCCAATCAAATGAATATTAATAAATTAGTTAATGATGATAATACATATGCTAAGTTGTATCAGATGTATGGACATGATTTAAATTCAGGTATGAGTAGTGCTGCCATGTATGTTAGAGCCAAAATGGAAACTCAAAACGAGGAAGCACTAAAAGGTGGCGTTGGCCAAAATAAACAATTATGGAATATGGCTGTTTATGCTAATAAAAAATATGGCATTAATACTGAAATTGCATATCGACAATTATATGCAGAGGGTACAGTTGGCGGTGAATTAAGCAGACTTGCTAGAGAAAATCATAATTACGCAGGTTTGACACAGGTTGAGCCAAATGGTGAAGAAAACAGACAGACTGATGGTGGTACAAATTACTATAAAATGTACAATTCTGATGAAGAGTTTGTTGATGATTGGATGAAAGGATATATCATTCCTAATAATGCTATCAATGCACAATCTATAGATGAATATGCTGATAAATTAAAAGCTGGTGGATATTATACGGCAAGCGCAGAACATTATAAGGGCTTAATGAGAAATGCACCTATGTCTAGCGGTGGCAGTCCTAAATATTCAGAAGACCAAATCAAAAAAGCTGAAGATGAGGCTAAGGCAGCATATAAGAATTACTATACACTACAAGAGCAAACTAGAAAGATTGCTATTAATGATCGCTTGCAAGCAGGACAAACAATCTTAAATCAAAAGATAGCTAATGGTGATGTAAGTGGTGCGTTCCAATATGCACAAGTCCAATTGGCAGGAGCGACAACTCCTGAAGAACAAGAATATTGGAGTGGCAAAATGGCTAGCGAAAGACCAAAGCTAGATAGAATTTATGAGAAAAGTTTAAAAATGACGGCGCAAGAAAAATGGGGAATTAAGCAATATGCTAAATCTCACACTTACGAACAAACACGAGCATATGCGGAACGTGTGCTGCCAAATAAAATTATGGATGATGAACTAGATGCATCATTACTTGAAATCGATGATAACAACAAGAAAGCTAGCAACATTGATTTGACACCATATGAATATAAACTTACTACAGTTATGCCAGAAGATAAAACCTTGGCTGGTAGTTTTAAATATGGCGTTAAACAAGAGATGGCAGGTCGCATTGAGGAGTTTAAAATCAAACATCATAGACCACCTACAGATGCTGAAAAAGACGAAATCTTTGATGCTGCAGTAGCGACAAGCACATTGCGTAGCACAAGCAAACCATACTTTGGAGATGGAGATGATTATTCATCTACCATAAGTGGCGCAAGTAATCAAGCATTAGGTATTGTACACGCTGAACCTGTAGGCAATCACTACATTCGAGTAACATATAGAGATGGCTCAACTAAAGATATTTACGAATCAGAATACAATGCATTACAACGGAGATACACAAATGGCTGATATTAATCAAAAAGAGCGTGAGGAGTTTCAAGCGTTAATACGTGGTCATGGGGATAGTCCGCGTTCCTTTACTGCTAGCGCTGGTGTACAGTCTAGTCCTGTAGGTGGTTTAACACCTATAGGGCAGGCTATTGGCACAGGAATAGATACTGTATCAAATATTGCTAAAAACACGGCAGATGCATTATCTACAATAGCTAACACGCCTATCAATGTTAAAAATGCAGATGGAAGTGAAACAGTTTCGCCGTTTGGACAACAAGCTAATCTGTTTCAAGCGATAGGTCAGTTAGGACAATCATTGCCTAACGCTTTACCTGCTGGCTTTGTTAGTAATACAGACCGATTGTTTTTATATAACAACGAACAATTACGTGCTAATGAAGCATTGCGTATTGCTAAGACTTTAAACATTGGTGCAGATACTGTTATGTTTGGCGATGATAGAGCCTTTGAACGTGCTGATTATTTATCAAGACGTGTAGAACGAGGGCAAGTTTTACAAGATATTTATGATGAGTTTCCAGAACTCTACAAGGTAAAATACAGTTCACAAGCCGAGGGTATTCAAGCCTTAAATAATCTTGAATCGATAAGAAATACAAAAGGTGTATTCGATGCGATGCAACAAAGTATTTGGGCGATGAATGACCAAATGAAGTTGGGTGATGTTGGTTATGCGTTAGCACGTGAATCTGATCCACAAAAGATTAGCGAATTAACCGATGAAGTCAATCGATTACAAAACAACTTACAAAGTTATAGAAGACCAGATGGCGGAAGTCCATTAGAAGAGGTACTTGGTGCAACATCTGGTCAAGGCTACATGATGGCTAAACAAGGTGGTGTAGGTGCAGTTGCAGGTGCAGCCGTTGGTGCATTAGTTGGTGGCTTGGCTACAGAGGGTGTAGGTACAGCTGCTGGTGCTGCTACTGGTGCTAAATGGGGCGGCGGTGCTGACATGGCATACAATATGTATAAAATGTCTTTCGGTAACAAGTACATCGAACTCATTCAAAAGAAAGATGCAAATGGTAATCGTGTATACACAGACCAAGAGGCTAATCAATACGCTATGTCTTATGCTGCTATTGATGCTGGTATTGAGTTTGCAGCAACCGCAGCCATGGGTAAAGCGTTTAAAGCGGTAGCACCTAAAGGCATGATTGCAAAAGCTATTAGTGCTGGTGTAGGTGATACAGTTAAAACCTTTGATAGAGGCATTGGAACAACTGTTGCACAAATGGCTAAGAACTCCATTAAAACTGGTGTACCTGAACTATTTGAAGAGGGCTTGCAAGACATCAACGAAAAGGTACAACATAACCTAACACGTAAGGATAATGACCCAGAGGGTTATTATAGCGTAGGTGATATTGCTATCGGTTCATTAGATGCAATGAAACAAGCATTGCCAGCAGTAATCGGTTTTGGTGCTATCGGTGGTGCAGTAGGCGGTGTGCGTACTGCAAAGGCTTTTCGTGATTTCCAAAAGCTAACACCAGAACAACAACAAGCAGCTATCATCGCAGAGCAAAACCGCAATGGCGCAGTCATTATGGATAATGTTCGTAAAGATAGTGCTACCAATAAAATTGCAAAAGAAAACCCTGAACTCTACGGAAAAATCGTACAAGCACAGGGTGATAAGGTTGGAGTATCAACTCAATATGTAGATGTAGCAGAATTGGTACAATCTGAAAACGGACAACTTGCAATTCGTGATATGGTTGATAATGGTTTAGTAACACAAGAGGAAGTAAAAGCAGCTATTGAGGCTGATGCACCTGTTGAAATTCCTATTGGTAGCTATGCGCAAGTATCTATGAACCTATCAGATGAAACAGTAGAGGCTTTAAAACAAACCTCTTACTTTACACGTGGCGGTATGTCATTGGCTACGCTAGAACGTGCGAAACAAGAAGTAGATGTAGCTAAATCTGTATTGAAAGATGATACATCTAAACGTGCGGAACGTATCAAGGAAGATATTATTCGTAATGAGTTTGAGGGTGCATCTGATGTAGATCGTGAAGTACTTAATGAAGTACTATCTGACCCTACGAATATTAAACGTAATTTCAACAACTTATTGCATACTTTGAAAGAGCAATACAGAGAAACCTATGCAAGCGACTTTGACAATGCAGATAAATCTATCAATGATGCGGTAAGTACTGGTATTGAACCACAATGGCTATCTGATTATAAAGCTAACAATGGCGGTAAAGCACCACGTACTAACGCAGAACGTAGACGAGCAGCTTATGAGTATAGCCGAGCAACTACAACGGCAAGCCTTGATGGTAACGCTGATGCACTAGCACAATCTGATGCACATTATGCAGATATGGAACATATGTTGATGCAAATCGAAAGTTTAGAGGCTATGAAAGATAAAGTCTTTGAATTGGCGAATAATGACATAGCATTACGGATGCAATTATCTAAAAGTGGATATGATGTGTACAACGAAGTAGTTAAAGCTATTAGTGAAAGCACAAATAGAAAACAACGTGAAACTGCAAAAGCAAATGCATTATTGATGGCACAACACGCTGATATAATGGCACAATATATGCGACAAATGGGTAAAGGCGGTTATACCGCTATGGACTATTTGCGTGATAGCGTGCGTATTAATATGAATGCAGTTTTAGACAATCAAAAAGGTTATAATCAAAATACAAAAGCAGTATGGGAAAGCAAACTTGATAAAGTATTAAGTGATTGGGCTAACAATGTAGATAATGCTAATAATATAGGAAGTAAAAAAACAATAGATATAATGGATTCACCATTAGTCTTTAAGTTGATTAATCTTGACTTAAAAAAAATCAAAATTACAGGCGGTGTTTTGCATAAAATATTGCGTTCACCTGTATTTGATTCTAACGGTAAAAGAATTTTATCTGGACATAATGATACAGTTTCCATTGATATGTTGAAACAGTTACCTAATACCATTGCAAATCCATCTGCAATATTTAGTGCAGATAATGGCAAAAAAATTATCATTATAACTGAAGTAATTGGTTTAAACGGAAAGCCTATAATGATGCCAATATTATTGAACAAATACAATGATAGAGGTGATTATCATGTTGTACAATCTTATTATGCTAGAAATACCAATATAGCGTATTATGATTTGTTATTGGGTGGGGATTTAATATATATAAACAAAGAACGACTTAGTAATAATCCAAAAAACCAGCCACCATGGCTTGGGGGGATTAAACTAAGTCGTTCATTTATTAATAGTATACCAAACGAAAATGATTTAGACAATCTCCGAAAACAACATAATTATCAATATTATCAATCCGCATGGCATGGTTCGCCACATGACTTTGACACATTTGATTTAGGTGCTATTGGTACTGGTGAGGGCAATCAAGCACATGGTTGGGGTTTGTATTTTGCTAAAGATAAAAAAGTATCCAAACTATATAAAGAGGTATTGAGTAAAGAACAAGGCTCTAACAAAAGCAGTTTATTTAAAGTAGAAATACCAAATGAAACAGAGTTATTACCAGAGCAACACCCTATTTCTGGATATAGTCGATATGTAAGAGATAGCTTGAAAAACGGATTACATAAAATGTCGGAAGAACAACTGGAACGTTTTACAAGTCTATTAATTAAATATCACAAAGGGTCTATTATTGGTGATGAATGGACAAATAAATACACACGCTTTATGGATGTAGGGTACATAATATCTGAACTACATAACAAAAATAAAACAATAAATGACATCAATAAAATTCAAAAAAGAAATGTTGATAGATTTTTAAAAACAGTAGGCATCGAAGAAGATATTGACACCATAGCTAGTAACGATGAACTATTAAAAAATGTATATGAAAAGTTTAGAAATGAGTTATATCCAAAATATGAAAAAGAAAAACAAGTAGAACGAGAACGTGAAGAAAAAGCTATCTCGAATGTTAAGACTGATGTATATGGTGCATTAGAGAAAACAAATATTGATGGTAAACAACTGTATTCATTCTTATCTCATGCACTTAGCAATGATGAACATTTTAATCTTCATAATGTAAAAAATGCTAAAAAGGCTAGTGAATTTTTAAATAGCATCGGTATAAAAGGTATATACTACGATGGCGAACAAGATGGACGATGCTATGTAGTGTTCGATGATAAGGCAATCAACGTCATTGAAAAGTACAATCAATCCGTTAATGGTATGACCGAAATCATGAAAGATGGTAAGCGCATTATTAGCATTTTCAAAACAGCGGATAGAAGTACATTCTTACACGAGATGGGGCATGTTTTCTTTGATGATCTACAAAAATTAGCATCTATGGAAAATGCACCTGAACAACTTGTAACAGATTGGAACAAGTTGAAAGAGTGGAGCGGTTGGGTTGATGGTGAAAACGTAGACAATACCAAAGCACATGAGAAATTCGCACGAGGTTGGGAAAGCTACTTGCGAAGTGGTGAAGCACCAACAAGTGCATTGCAAAGAGTATTCCGTCAATTCTCCAAATGGCTAACATACATTTATCGTAGCGTTCAACGATTAGGTGGTGAAGTACCATCTGACATTAAAGATGTTATGGCACGTATGATCGCAACCCAAGAGGATATTGAGGCATACGCAGAGCAACAACAACTAGAACAGTTTGAAAAAACTGAACTGTATAAACAACTATCCGAACAAGACCAAGCACGTATGCAATCTTATATAGCAGATGTAAAAGAAAAAGCAAAAGAACGTGTGATGCGAAAACTCATGAAAGAACTTGATAATAGACCTATCAAGGAATGGGATGAAGAAAAGGATGCAATACAAATTGAAATCGAAAAACGATTGATTGAGCAATATCCTATCTACAAAGAACATCAACGATACAATGTGTTTGGTGAAAGTGCATTGAAAGATACGCAGTACAAATCTGTTGAAGAGTTAGAGAAAGCGGAAGTAGAACAAACTGGTGCTACATTTAACGATGCTATCAATCAAGAAATGGACAATGCGAAAGCAGAGTTTATGAAAGATAACAATGTAGGCAAAACCAACGAACAGATAGCAGAGGAAATCTTACTATCTACACAAGGTCAAATGAAACTCACCGAAGAAGAAAGTAAGATTATCCAACAATCTACTAATCGTGAGTTAGCGAAGAACTGGGAATTGCTAGAACGTATTCGTAAGCTAGATACTAATGCAGAAAACATCGATACAGATTTAGACGAAATCGAAAAAGAGGTAAAACCTACTAAGTACGATGAGTTGAAATCTGATAAGAAAAAAGTAGATGCTGCATTGACTGATACTACTAAGCAATTAGAAAAAGCAGAAGAACGTATCAAACGCTTACAAGATATGTTGAATAACCGCATCAACAATGTACGTTCTATTCGTGGAGCAGGGTTAGGAACAATTTCCGATTACATGGAACGAGCAAGAAAAGAGTTGGGTGCATTGCCTATATCTAATGCGGTACAGTTTAAAACATATCAAAATAAAGCGGTTACTGCTGGTAAGAAAGCAGATAGAGCATTGGCGGTAGGTGATGTTGATAAGGCACTAGGCTTTAAACGTGAACAAATGCTACAACAAGCAAGGGCGAGAGTAGCGTTTGAAAACTTTGAAAAGTCCAAGAAATTGCGATTGAAATTGAAACAACAATTACAACGCATGACTAGACCTAAGAACCCTATTGCTATTGAACCTAATATGCGTTATTTCTATTCCCATATGGCATATCAAATGGGCTTAACTAAGTATGACGGATTACCACCTGTTGATGGGTTCGATATGAACACAGTACTAGCTGCACTAGATCCTGATGTTGGTATTCTTAACCAACAATCTATGGTTCAGTTAGAACCTTGGATAGCTGAAATGTTCTACGCTAAAACACCTAAATCATTTAAATCTATCACGATGAATGAATTAGAAACCTTAGAAGAACTCATGACTGGGATGTACAAAAACGGCAGAAACGAGTATGAGGGTACAACAATTCTCAATGATAAAGGCGATAGCGTATCATTTGAAAATGCAGTACAAGAAATCATTGGCGAGGCTACGGAAACATTTGGTAATGCAGAGGGTGATGTATTTAACAAACTCAATAACCAAACTAAAACAGATGCAGTAAGTGGTAAACTATATGGTTTCCACTTAGCATTGATGAAAGTAGAAACATTCTTACGTAGAATGGGTGGCGGTAAAAATGGGTTTGCAGTTAAATATATCTATGACCCTATTAGTCGAGCAACGCAAGCGTTCAATGAACGTAAAGAAGTATCAATGCGTAGATTGGCAAAGGATGTAGGAATATATTCCAAGCGTGAATTATTTGATATGCGTAATGACCATTTATATACAGTTGGTGAACTGCACGGCTTAACCAAAGAGCAACTTATCATGATTGCCCTTAACTGGGGTACGGAAAGTAACCGACAACGTGTAATGGAAACCACAAAAGCAAATGAGGTTGAAATTGAACGTGCGTTCCAAGAACATATGACTGATAAGGACTGGGAGTTTGTTATTCGTACATGGGATCATATCAATTCATTCTTTGATGAACGCAGCAAGGTTCAAGAAGAACTCTATGGTAACCCATTAAAGAAAGTGGATGGTTTAACATTCTCTATTGGTGGTAGAAACATTGAGGGGCAATATTTCCCTATCGTATATAACCCTAAGGTAAATGCATCTGTTAGTGATAACCAAGTTGAAGATATTGCAAAAACTATGGTAAGTAGTAATGCAGTATGGGGAACTGGTATGAGTGCAACCAAATCACGTTTAGATGTGGTTAAGGATAAATCATTGTTGCTTGATTTTGATGTTATTCCTAACGCAATCACAGAGGCTATTAATCACGTTACAATGCGTAAGGCGGTAACAGACGTTAATAAGCTAATCAGTAATAGAGAATTGCAAAACTACATTGTAGATAAGTTTGGTGCTGACACCTACCAATTCTTACGTACTTGGGTTCGTGATAACTGGCAAGATGAGGCGGCTAAAACAAACGATATTGATAGACTTATTCTTACATTGAAAAAGAATACATCAACCGCAGTCATGGCTGGTCGAGTATCAGTAGCATTACAAAATGCGTTGAACATTCCTGTTGCGTTCTATCGTATCGGTGTAGGTAATACCATTAGAGCTATCAATCATGCTGGTATTGGTTTTTACGGACACGGCACAACTACTTATAACAACACTAGAGATTTTGTGTTGGGTCAATCAATCTTCATGCGTGAACGTATTCAAACATTGGATAAAGACTTGAAACAAGGTTTATCTATTGCTGGTAAAGGCTTACGTTTGGGTGATACAAATGTAGGTGGTTATAAGGTAGAACAACTTGCTGATGTTAGGGATGATATAAACCAAATGGGGTTTAGATTGCTTACGGAAACAGACTTTGCATTGTCTATTCCTGTATGGAAATTTGCATATGATCAAAAGCAAGCGGAACTAATTGGTAAAGAGGGAGTAAGTGCAGAATGGATAGAGCAACAATCTATTGAGGCTGGCGACAGAGCAGTACGTGATATATTTGGTAGTGGTGATACAAAAGATGCTGCTGCTATTCAACGTTCACGTTCTACATTCACTCAATTATTCGTTCCGTTCTATTCCTACGCTAACACCTTGTACAATATCATCACAGAGGGCAACTATGCACGTAAGGATAATGGCGATTATGCAAGGTTCGTTAAAATGCTATGGTGGACATTGATTTCACAAGCAGTAGGTATGATGGCTTATAAAGCCTTAACGAATGGCGATGATGACAAACCAGAAGATTTGGCCAAGTCATTTATTGAGGAATTAGTCTCACAAGGTACTATGGGTGTACCAATCATCCGTGATATGTCAAACATGGCTATGAAATACATTTTAGGTGATAGACCATTTAATAAAGGTAATAGTGTTATGGCTTTAAGCATTGTAGAGAAGTTTTACGATGTAGGTAATGCTATTATCAATGATAAAAAAGATGGTATTGATTTAGGTAGAAGTTTTAGTCAGTTAGCAAACAGGGCAACTGGTTTTAGTGATACTGTAACCGATGGACTATGGACATTAGCTAAATATGCGTTCACCGATACAGATGCAAAACTAGAGGATGAATTTGATATGTGGCCAGCATATAACTTAATTCTTAACTAGAAGATGTAATCATGGCTATTGTATTTGACCGCAGATTAAAAACTAAAAAAGATAAAAAGAAACATTGATAAATAAGGACTATCCATAATGGGTAGTCCTATTTATATACAACTGAAAGGGGATGTTAAATTGACACCAGAAGTACTAAAACCATCTGTAGTGTATCAATGTGATGGGAGAAATAAAAAGTTTATTTTCCCTTATGATTTTGTACAAATTGAGGATATTAAACTAACTATCGTTGATGAAGATGGAACAGAGGCGGTACAAGTAGGGAATATCGATTATGACGAAAGCACCAAATCGGTAATTTACCCAGCTAATGGCGATGCACTAGCCGTAGGGCAAAAGGTTATCTTGGAACGTAGAACACCTATCTCACAAGATATGGACTTACCAGATGAATACCCATTCGAGAATATCGAACACGCAACCGATAAGATCATACTCATTTTGCAAGAAATGAAAGCAGAACTAGACCGTTCCCTAAAAATTCGAGTGGATAGCGACAAGAACGCAAATGAAGTTGCAAGGGATATTGTAGAGCGTTCTGTAAAAGCTGCTAATGATGCAATTAATGCTATGAATGTAATTTCTGAAAAGTCCGATAAGATTAATGCTAATGCAGATATAATCAACCGATTGGGCGAAGAAATCAAAACAATAGCATCGACTGTTGATGATAAATTGGCCACGGCTAATACCGCACTCGATACATCCTCAACTAATGTTGCGACTGCAGAACGATTAGTCAGAGATGCAAAGGCTTATGCAGGTCAAACAACTGTTGATAAACGAGATATTAATGATTTAGTCAGTCAAGCACGCAATTAAAAAACCGATATTGATAATAAACAAACATCAATCGCAAGTAATGCTATCAAGGCAACAGATGCTGCTAAACGTGCAGAAACTGCAGCAGCTAAAGCAGAACAAATTGCATTGCCTAATGGCGGTGGTTTAATTACAAAAACAGAGGCAGATACAAAGTTCATTCCTAAAGATAGTTTGTATGGCATTGTGTCAGTAAAAGACTTTGGGGCGGTAGGTGATGGTGTAGCAGATGATACCGCAGC